ATAGTAGTAGAGAACAATACTATGGGATTTCAACGCCTGCTTCATACAGAAACAGGACGTATTATTATATCGATTGTGCTTGGTCTAGGTATCGCTTCACTTTTTCGTAAAGTATGTAAAGATCGGTCATGTATCTCGTTTCGCGCACCTCCGCTTAAAGATTTAGAGAAGGATACATATAAATTGGACGACAAATGTTATGAATATAGAACGAAGGCGGTAAAATGCGAGGCGGGGAAGAAAGAAGTGCGGCTAAAATAAAAATTGAATCAATACAATTTCGTTATTGTAAACAGTACAGTACAATAACGATACAATACGGCATACGATGGAACTCGCAACTGAACCTGATGTGTATTCCCCAATTATAGATGAGAACGGCAACTATATCGATAAAATTCCATCTTTCAATACAAACGCACTCGCAAACGGGTTACGTTGTCCATGTGGAACTCGCAAAGACAAGGTGTACCTCACCGGGCCTTTATTTGCCGCACACTGTAAATCAAAAACACACGAAAAATGGGTTCAAGACTTGAACAATAACAAGTCGAACTTCTTCACAGAAAATCAAAAACTTCGCGATGTTGTTCATGCGCAGAAAATTATGATTGGAAAATTGGAGTTGGAAGTTTCGAGCAAAAACATGACCATCGGCTACTTGACACATGAACTTACAAAGATAATGGCCAACGGGACAAACGATGTCAGAAATGCGGCAGCAGCAGCGGCGGCGACGGCACCATCTGCCAACGACATGTTGATGTTTTAGGCAAAGTTTGTGATTCGATGCGTCAAGATTATAAGTCTTCGTTCTTTACATATGTATATTCTTATTTTCTTTGGTCTTCTTCTGTTATTTAGTCAATTTATAGGATGAGCGACACAACAAGTATTGATGATCTTCCATTAAGCAGTCAAACACCGAGTTCTGGATACGCCAACAACGGTGGCGGTGGCGGTGGCGGTGGCGGCGGCAGCGGCGGAGCGCCTCTTATTTACTCACCCAATATTGACGGGGCAAATATGTCTCAGGTTAATATCATGAATGAAGTGATGCAAGGTGTTCAAAGGGCAAGTGCCAACGGCATGACGATGATACCCACAAGAGATATTCCGATGATTCCTAACGCATTTACACATGACGAACAATCAAGGCCGAATTATGTTCCACAGCCACAGCCTCAGCAGATGTCCGGTATGGGGATGAGTGGCGGCGGCAGCGGCGGGTCCACAGACTATATCAAAGACCATACTTCGATGGAAAATATCGTCCGTGCGAATGCTCGCCAATCGAATCAAATCGATACAATCGAAGCGATTTATTATGATCTTCAAATGCCGATTTTGATCGGTGTGCTTTATTTCATATTCCAGATGCCAGTTTTTCGCGCACAGCTTCTTCATTTTCTTCCTTCCTTATTTGGAGAAGATGGCAACTTCAAAATAACGGGTCTTACCGCGACGAGCGTGATGTTCGCAGGGACATTTTTTGTTATTATGAAGATATTCAACAAACTGGGCGAAGGACTCCATTAGTATATTATTTATTTTATTTCCGTGCCTTCCGCGTTTTCTTTGCTGATCCACTTGACCCCTTTCTTACCTTTGCGTGCTCATACGGAATATACCGCAAGAACCATTCTTCGAATTCACGTGAATCACGTTTCCCTTTCAATTCCTCGTATTTCGCCGTTTTCTCGAATCGCATCGACTCTAATGTGGGTTGTTTGCCATAACAGTTAATACTAAAACGGCGTAATAAACCTGTCTGTTTCAGTCGGTTATGTTGTTGGACATCAAAAAGAAACTGCGACATACAAAGAATACGATTGATATCATAATAAACGCGGTCAGCATAGATAAATGCCAAATAAAAACTCAACATAGTATCGATCGTTGCAATACGGATTGACTCGCCGCGTCCATCTCTGCCGTCGCCATTTATCCGGATCGTATTATAACTATGACATGCGAGAGGTTTGTATAAGAACGCAACGACCTCATCACCAACACGAATATCATAATGCTCTGAAATGACTTCACCGACACCTGCGTGTTTCGTATATTTGACGCCGGTGTATTTATGCGCGGTAAGCTCTCGGACGACTTCTTCGCAAAGCTCGCGCGGGTTTTCCGAGAGAATATCGAAATCGGGGATTTTTTGGACGATACGGCGCTGGTGTTTCGGCATATATCGCGAGTATAAGATATTCGCATATCCACCGAAAAATACCGCGCGGTTTTTTATGAAGACATCGCGGACAATATTATAAATATCAGTTTCTGTGAGTTCTTTCTCTCGGTGAGTAGTATAAGAAACTTGTGAGCGGTTGATCGAGTATTCTTTTGCGGACGATCTTTGTTCACGCGACTGTGAGCGGGAGCGCGATCGCGATCGTGACCTCGACGACGTCGGTGTAGCTTCCGCATCCAAATCTCTACCCTTCATCGAATATAATACATACTCGTCATCATCGCCAAACAATCTTTTATATATCGCAAGTAAGCGATAACGATGGGATAATGTATCTTCTTCTATTGTATATTTAAAATCGCCGATTGTTTCTTCGTGTGATCGAACGTCATGATATAAATGTTTCATGTAGGCCTCTATATTTTTGTAGTTTTTAGTGATGGCGTGTATCGCTTCACGTTTGCGTGATTTTGCGCTGTCGCCACCTCCTCGTTTCACAGTCCGAGACCGCGTCCGAGACCGCGATCGAGAACGTGATGGTGTTGCGGTGTTCGCCTTTGTTCTTGAAATACTAATTTCACCGGTATTATCAGCAGTTGCTCCGTCGAACCCGCGCTGATATTCGATTTTATCGCAGTCATACCCTTTAAGTGGATAATGTGTATTCAATAATGTGAGACGTTTCTGTACTTTCTCCCATCGTGAAACATCGCCATCAGGACGCGAGAGTTCGAGATACATCGCCATGCGAAGAAAGTCGGGCGGAGCATACCGTATTCCCTTTTTGATAATCGCATCACGAGTGATTGCTTTGAATAATGCTGGCTCCATTTGCGTAATATCAGCGATACCCGTGAAATTCACGAATACTTTATATGTTCCATGATGAACACCAGATTTCGCTTCGACATCTTCATAACCAGCGTTATAGTAAATATCCGCGAGTTCTTTCGCATGGTCGAGAGCGTTGTCGGAGTAAAAATCATAATCGGGAAGTTCGATATCTTTATTATAAAATTGTGCGTCCTCTGGAAGAATATTGTTGATTGCGGTTCCTCCATAACATACGAGTTTTTTATCTGCGATGAATTTTTCGACGATGGAGATGATGTCTTGGACTTTGGGATCTTGGATAACAGCGGCGCCCTTCCGTTTTTCAACTAAATCCACAGCTTCGCGTAGGATTTCAAGCTCCTTTTCTTCGAATGACATTTTTTTATCTGTTTTGTCATCGTTATGACGAGCACCACCACTTTGTAATAATTCGGACATTAAATTCTACTACAATAAGAATAGAATTTAATTCGATTACAACGTAATTTTGACTCCACCTGCTGCCTCTGCCGGCCGAGCCTCCATCGATGCTTTCGGGTTGGGTGGTGCTGGCGCAGGAATCGTAATCGGCACATACCGTAAATCTTCTGGTTTCAATATGAACGCATAACCCACAGAAGCAAACTTATCTTCATATGCTTTAAGTTTTTCGTCTCGCACCTCTTCCTGAAAACACATCGTAGCAATCTGACATCCCCATGTATAAGGACCGTTATGACCATCGTTGATGGGACGACCGCCCTTATCTGGCACAACAAGACACATATTTTTCTTATTGGCGTCCTTAAACGCCTGCGGATCGCCGACATTTTTCACACCGAAATAGGTATATTTCGAGAGAAACATCGTATTCGAACTCATATTAATTAATTCAAACAGTTTGGTGTTACGATATATTTGGTTGGTTCCATCCACCATAAGTATCACCTTCCCTTTAAAGTCAAGCAAATTTTCATTTCCTAAATCTTTTGATTGATATTCGCGACCATATTTGGGTCCCAATAAATTACGCGCAAGAGTTTTGCTTTGAGAGATTATCTTAGCGAGATTGTCATACATAGTTATGTTTCTCGACATTATTCGCATATGAATAATAAAGGGGTCGCCCGGATTAGGACATTTTGATCCGGAAAATACATAACTTCCAAGTACCTCAAATGCGTCACTCACCGGAATATGATTGAACGTTTCCTTGTAGTTAAATGAATTCACCGATGAAGATGCGATAACTGGTTGATTATCTACTGAGAACACTTCAAAGTCGACAAAACGACAACCGCGCGCTATGACATAGAGAAACGCATCTATACTAACATTCGAATTTTTGAACTTATCTGGGTTGAACGCATTATATGCTGACTTGATGTAATAATCACGTAACTTGAATTTACTTTGGCTATCCGCCGGATTTATCGATGTGATATTTTTTTCGATGAATTCCTTTGTATTTTCATCTGGATTTTCAAGGCCTTCTTTGACTGTGTCGATCGGTTTGACTGCGGTGGGTTCGGTGGTAACTAGGGGGGGATCGGTAGGTGATGCTGATGTTATTGTCGTATTATCAGTAAATGTATCCAAAGATGTAGCTGCCTTTCTTCTCTGATGTATCGTCATTTCTGCTTCGGTTGTATCGAGTGTAAAGTTTTCTGTTGTCTTATTTTCTGAAAAGGTAGAATACGCATCGATATTATTTTTTTTGAGTAGTTCGTTGAGTTGTGTCATGAGCTCTGGCTTTGACGCTGGCGCGGTATGGCTATCACTTTTACGAAATCCTTCTTTGAATGGTGCAGCAGCTCTTTTTTTTTCGTAACATTTGGATTTAATCATTTCTGATAGTTTCCATGTCGCGAAAACCACAATAATTATACCTATAAATATGAATTCTACTTGGTTTTCTTTCATTCCTATTACTATAATAATAGAATAATAGATTTTTATATAAAGTTATATATAACATAACAAATAACAACCCGCGCATAAAATACTAAATGACCGGTGGTTTATTGAATCTGGTCGCTACGGGCAACCAAAATGTTATTTTAAACGGTAATCCTAAGAAGTCATTTTTCAAAAGCACATATCTTAAATATACGAATTTCGGTCTTCAAAAGTTTAGAGTTGATTTTGACGGTCAGAAGAAGTTGCGTATGACAGAAGAGTCCAAATTCACATTTTACATACCGAGATATGCGGAATTGTTGATGGATACTTATATATGCGTAACGTTACCGTCGATTTGGAGTCCGATTCATCCACCTGCGCGCGCGGAAGATATGTGGGCACCATATGAGTTTCGTTGGATTGAAAACATCGGCACTCAAATAGTGAAAGAAATCGTGATTTCGGTTGGTGGTATGACTCTCCAACGTTTCACCGGTAGTAACTTAATGGCGATTGTTGAACGTGATCTCGATGCTACGAAACGCGAGTTGTATAATCAAATGACGGGTCATGTCCCAGAATTATATAATCCAGGTTGTTCAGGAGCACGTTTGAATCAATATCCGAATGCGTATCGCACATCGAACATTGCTGGTGCTGAACCGTCGATTCGTGGGCGTAAAATATACATACCGATCAACGCATGGTTCACACTTTCATCGAAGATGGCATTTCCACTCGTATGTCTTCAATATAATCAGCTACAGATCGATGTAACGCTTCGACCAGTGAAAGAATTATTTACGATTCGAGATGTAGGTGACCCTGTGAATTTCTGGCCAGTTGTTCAACCTGACTTTACGAATCCACTCCATCAGATGTGGCGATTTTTATACCCACCTCCCAGTATTGATTTAACGTTGGATTCATATCCGAGTATTCGCACCGATTGGAATGCGGATGTTCATTTAATGGCCACATATTGCTTTCTCTCGGATGAAGAATCCAAAGTTTTTGCCGCAAATCAACAGAAATACCTCATCAAGTCATATTATGACTGGGTGTTCAACGATGTAACTGGGAATAAGAAAATCAAAATCGAGAATTCGATGGGAATGGTTGCTTCATGGACGATGTTTTTTCAACGCAGCGATGTTAATCTTCGAAATGAATGGAGCAATTATACAAACTGGCCGTATAACTACCTGCCGTATGATATTATTCCCGCACCAATAGATGATGACTGGCGTCCAGCAGCATTTAGTGAAGATGTTCGCCAGACAACAGACTTGCTTACGAATCTGAATCCAGATTATACTCATGACCGCTACTTTTTTGATAAGAATGGACCAAAAAATGGGATTGGACCCGGTATCAATCCGCGCGATAAGCGCATGACCGGTCTTCATATTACTGGTGATTTTCAGTCTGAAAACGAACGCGATATTTTACTGTCGATGGGTATTTCACTCAACGGTAAATATCGTGAAAATATACTGGACTCGGGAGTGTATAACTATGTTGAGAAATACACGCGCACCCGCGGAAGTGCGAAACCGGGTATTTACTGCTACAATTTCTGCCTGAATTCTGACCCGTTTGAACTCCAACCAAGTGGCGCTATTAATATGAGTAAATTTAATCAGATTGAACTTGAAATGACGACAATTTATCCTCCGTTAGACTCTTCGGCGGAAGTAAAAGTGATTTGTAATCCGAATACACGAGAGATTATTGGAATGAATAAACCGAATGTGAATATTTACCTTTATAATTATGATCTACATATACTCGAAGAGCGGTATAACGTTCTTACTTTTGTATCAGGAAATTGCGGCCTAATGTATGCGCGGTAAACAACAACCACGTCGAAGAGGGAATGTGGCGGTGGGTATGGGTTCATACGTGTATGTATCCATTATAATAATCTATGGTATATATAACTTACCAAAAAAATGGCAGACGACGAAGAAGAACGGCCCGATGATGTCGAAGAAGAAGAAGAAGAAGAAGAAGAAGAAGAAGAAGAAGAAGAAGAAGGAACGTTTAGCAAAGTAGGTGGAATGTTCGACGATGGTAGCGACTCC